ATTGAAACAATAGACCCCGGCGCATTGAATGAAACCGATATGAGTGATGTTGTTGCATTATTTAACCATGATAATAATTTAATACTTGGGAGAACTTCTGAAACCCTCAAACTAAGTGTTGATAAGCGGGGATTAAAATACACAATCACACCACCAGACACACAAGTCGGGAATGATTTAGTTACAAGTATTAAGCGCAAAGACATACGCGGTTCATCGTTTCAATTTCAAATCGCAAAAGAAGGCGACACATGGACAGAGCCAGAAGAAAAAGGCATGTTATGGGAGCGCAGGATTACCAATATATCTAAACTTTGGGATGTGTCCCCGGTAACAACTCCGGCATACGAGGCAACAGATTCAACAGTCGCAAAACGTGAATTAGGACTAAAGAAAGACGAAAAAGAGAAAAAAGAAACCGATGCTTTGGAATTAGAACAGGCCAAACGTCAGGCATTAATTAATAAACACAATCAGGATTTAGAACTATTTTCTAAATCCATAAAATTAGGAGAAATATAAAATGGACAGAAAAACAGCACTCTATAAAGAGAAGCGCAAACTTTTTGGAGAATTTGAAGATATGCGCAAAAATCTGGCAAAGGAAACCAGACAAGCAACGGCGGAAGAAACCGAAAAGCTGAATAAATACATGACCGATATTGAAGAGTTGGACGTGGATATTAAGATGGAAGATCGGGCGTTGGCAATTGAAGCCAACAAAGCCGAACCGGTAAAGCCGAAAGCAAACGAACCCAGTGCGGACGAAATGCAGGAAAAGCGCGACGGGGCTTTTAAAAAGTGGGTACAAAAAGGACATACCGGAATGACACCCGAAGAAAGGGCGTTAATCGGTGTAAGCCCAGATAATAAACAATCCGGTTTTTCACTTGGCACACCTTCGCAAGTTGAAAAACGTGCTACGGCAGGGGTAACAAATCCAACGTATTTCCAAGAGGTTGACCTGGGAAAAATTTTGTACGAAACTAAAATACATTTCGGGGGCTGGATGGATGCGGCCACAGAATTTACAACAGCAACAGGGCGGGCGTTTTATTGGCCAACAATTGACGATGCCAGTAATACCGGAGCTTTGGAAGCAGCCGGAACAGATGCTTTTGATGGTGCAACTACCTTAACTTACGGGCGTACTTTGTTGAATGCTTATTTTTATTCCAGTGAAGGACTTGCAATTGACGACGACGACCTGGCCGATATGGATTTGCCATTTTCAGAAGCTATTTTCCGTCCATTGGCAACCCGTTACTGGAGAGCAGTGGCAACGGCATTAACAACCGGAACAGGTTCAAGCCAGCCGGATGGTATTGTGACAAACGCCGGAGTTGGTGAGATTGCAACGAAAGATGTAACACCAACTTATACAGACATTACAAACTTGGTTCAAAAAGTAGATTATGCTTATCATAATATGCCAAAATCCGGGTTTATGATGCACGCGAATACGATGTATAAAACCGCCGCTTTAGGTGTTGGTAGTTCAGATACTACTCTTTGGTTGCCATCATTCCGTGACAATATGCCTTCGACTATCTTAGGCTTTAAATACTGGATAAACAATGCAATGGATCAAATCGGGACAAATAAAAAGCCTATCATCTTTGGTGATATGGGAACCCATTTAATTCGTCACATTGGCAGCCCTCAAATGATACGTTTGGATGAACGTTACAAAGAGAAGTTGCAGACTGGTTTTATTGTAGTTGGCCGGGTTGATTCTGACACTTTGGATGCTGGAACAGCGATTAAGTACATCAGAAACTTAGGAACCTAGAATTAATAAAACAGGGGATTGGGCAGCAATTGCCCACCCCTTTAATTTAATTTATCATGGCAAAGAAAAAAGTAAAATTAGTTAAGGTAACCATGTTGCGAAACATGATAAAGCACCGCATGATTTATAAACAAGGTGAAACCTATCAGGTGACAAAGGAAACGGCTGGAATTTGGAAAGCTAACAAATACGCTGAATAATGGCAATAGCAACATCTATAAAACTAATCACCGCAGCAACCAGCAACGCCGTAACAACGGCAGAAGCTAAGACACATTTGAAAGTTGATTATTCAGATGCAACGGAAAACACTTTTATTGATTCGTTGATTGTTGCAGCACAAAGGCAGGTTGAAGCATATACAAACAGGGTTTTAAGTGATACTACTTATGAACTCAATTTGTCGGCTTTTCCTAACGGTGGAATAGTGTTGCCATTTTCAAAACTCAAAACATTAACATCGGTTAAGTATTACGATTCTGACAACAACCAACAAACGTGGGCAAATACCAATTATTTCTATGAGATAAACGAAACCCCGCCAGTAATTAGGTATGTTGACAGCCCGCCGGATGCTTACAGTTATAGAGTTGATGCGGTTACGGTTCAATTTGTAGTTGGTTACACTTCGCCGGAAATTATACCCGCAGGATTGGAAGCGGCTATAAAATTGTTACTTACTGATTTGTATGAAAATAGATCCGACGTACCCCGCGAAAAATTCACGGCTTGGAAATCATTAGCCTATCCATACAGGATTTGGCACTCAACAACAGAAAATAAATGAACCCTGGCGAATTAGATAGACGGATTGTTTTAGATGTTGCAACCAGAGCGCAACAGGCTAATAACGAAATTTTTGAAACGTGGGCAGTACATGGCAAGCGTTGGGCTAAAATTGAATTTGTCGGAGAAAGTGAAGTATTGGACGGTGAACGGTTGCACATTGAATCAAACGCAAAAATAACAATCCGATACGAGCGGATAAATGAATCAGATTACCGGGTACGGTACAATAATAAGGTTTACAATATCAGTGCAATAAACCCCGTAGAAGGACGCGAAAATTATATAGAATTAGAATGCAATAGCACATCAATAACAAATTTTAAAACTTAATGGCATTATCAACAGCAATAGCGGCAATATTAGAAAGCAACGCCAGTCTTGTTTCGGTTATGGCTGGGCGTATGTACCCCGATGTACTGCCCCAGAAATACGCACTACCTGCCATATCATTTACAGTTGATAATATCACAGTAACCGAACATAAAGACGGTGCTACGGGCTGGGATGAGGCTTTCATCACTATCAGGGTATTTAGTGTTACCCGGACAGATTGCGAAACCTACGCCGGTTATGTTGTTGATACTTTTACAAGAGTAACAGGGGTATTCGGTGGCGAAACGTTGCAGACCGGAAACCATCAAGGCGAAAGCTGGATATTTGATATTGATATGACCCAGCCCGGCGATTCAAAGATGGGGCAGGGGGTTTGTATTCACGAAATTAATTTTAAAATAGTCTCCAAATGATTACACCATTAAAAAAAAGGGTGCTAGTAGAAAGGCACAACGCAGAAGCAAAAACCAGCGGCGGGTTAATAATACCCGACACGGCAAAAGAGCCAACGCAGGAAGGAATCGTTATCGCAATAGGTGGCGATGTTGAAGAACTAACAACGGGCGAAGTTGTTATATTCGGCAAATATTCCGGCACTGAAATAATCTACAATGAAAAGGATTATTTGATAATGAAAGAATCAGATATTTACGCAATCATTTAATTTATAAAAAAATGAAAGTAATAGTATTAAAGACATTCACAAACACGTACGGGCAGACTTATAAACCGTCTATGGAAGTGCTGGAAATGTGGGAAGATAACCACTTTTTTAGAGCTTTGGCAGATGGCAAGTTAAAACGGTACGACGAAAAAGAAACGCGGGTAATTAAACCGGCTAAAATAGTAGAAACTAAAAAAAGGAGAAATAAATAATGGCAACATCAGGAGTATTCAATGCCACGCTGATGACGTTCTATTTGGACGGGACAGCGGTAGCATACACAACAGACGCCACAATTAGCGGCACAACAGCAGAAATCGACGTAACAACTAAAAGTTCCGGCGGGAATTATGATTTACTTCCGGGTTTGCGGGATGCTTCGGCTTCATGTTCGGTAATCTATGCAATTGATTCAACTTCAAACATTGAGACAGTAATTATAGCATGGTTAGCAGGCACAGCGGTAAATGTAAGATTTTCCACAAATGTAAGCGGCGATATTTACCATCATGGCACGGCTTACATTACAGGCTGGAACTTGAACTATCCAATGGAGGACAAAGCAACGGGCGACTTTTCAGTGAAGTTTGCAGGAGCTTTATCAACATCAACAAAAACGTAATACAATGAAAATTCCCCATTATACAGAAATTACGGTAAAAAGAAACTGGTACAGGCCAAAGGTTAAAGTCGGCTTCCTGTTTGATTTATATGCCTGGCACTTACTTTGGCAGGATGAAAAAATTCAATTGCAGGACATTGGCAGCCAAAAGCCAGACCAGTTAATTTCTATGATGTTGTTTAATGCAGCCCGGTCATATTCAAAGGACAGCGGTAAAAAAGTTTGGTACACTCAGCAAATGATTGAAGGGTGGCTGGACTTATTGACCCGCAAAGAATTTGCAAGGTTAACAGAAGTCTTTCAAGAATCATTTACAGATATACAAAAGACTTCCGACATTGCAGGAAAAGGCGAAAAAAAAAAGTAACATGGGTTGACCTGGAAGAAATTGCGTTTGGTATTTTGGGGATGGCCCCGTTGGAGTTTTACAGAATGAGTTTACAACAATTCAGAGCGAGCCAGCGGGGTTTTTTTCAAAAGCAGAAAGGCGAAATGATACAGCGGTGGGAAATAGCCCGTTTTATTAGCTTTAATGTTTTAGCACCCTACGCAAAAAAAGGACGGTTAAGCAGCCCACAGGATTTGATTCGATTCGAATGGGAAACAAAGCCCGAAGAAATGGACAGAGACGAAGTAATGAAGCAAATAAAAAAAATGGGAATGTTCGTTGACAAACATGGTAACTATCATAATTAGGAAATGGGACAAGATATTGAAATACGTGGGGATAAAGAACTATTAAAACAGTTGCGACATTTGCATAATCTTGGTGCAAAAACTAGCAATTATAAGGGGGTATTTACCAGAGCGGCCAAAGGAATGAAAGCGGTTGCACGGTCAAACGCGAAAAACTACACAAGAAAAAAAGCAGTAAGAAAACAGCGGGTAAAATTTACAAGGGGTGGAGCGTATGCGAAAACAAAACGTACAGACGGGCCAATTTGGAAAGCAATTTCAATAATTACGTCAAAACGTTTTAAAGGTGTATTTTGGTTGGGGCCAACGCGGGGACGTACTGCCCGATATGATGCTTGGTATGCTTACTTTCAAGAAAAAGGAACGGTTAGAGGGATTAAAGGTAAATTCTTTATGAAACGTGCATACGAACAAAACAAGCACAAAACAAGGAAATTAATTGAAGATGAATTGTATAAAGAAATTTATAAACTAGCAGGTAAAAGATTAGCATAATGCCAAAATTTAGCGACTTATATGTAGCACTTGGATTTGATGACCGACGTTTTAAGGCGGGGTTAAATAAATCACAATCCCGCATGAAAAAGTTTAGTAATCAGGTGTCTAAACTTGGCGGCGTTATTGCCGGGGCTTTTGCTGTACAATCAATTATCAGTTTTGGCACTCAGGTAATTAGAACCAATGTAGCATTTGAAAAATCAATGTCATCAGTTAAGGCCATAACTAAGGCGACTGATGAAGAATTTCAACAATTAACTAAAAGTGCAAGAAGTTTAGCAGAGGTAACTACAAAAACAGCGCAGGAAGTTTCAGCACTCCAAAAAGAATTTGCATTAATTGGTTTTACAACTCAGGAAATTTTAAACGCTACGGCTGCCACTATAATGTTATCAGAGGCAACCGGCGAAGATTTAGCGCAGGCGGCACAAACAGCGGGTGCAACAATACGAGGATTTGGCAAAGATGCAGATGCCACCCAGGAAGTAGTTGACTTAATGGCGATGTCATTTACAAGTTCAGCATTAAATCTGGAACGTTGGGGAGAATCAATGAAATTTGTTGCGCCGGTTGCTCGAGCTGCAAATGTTTCAATCGAAGAAACCGCCGCGATGATGTCTATACTAGCCGACGCGGGCATTCACGGCAGCATGGCTGGTACTTCCTTGCGTATGATGATGTTGAGACTTACAAAAACGGGCGAACCTTTGAGTACTAAATTAAAAGATTTAGCTGAGAAGGGAATTACTTTAGCAGATGCCAATGATGAAGTAGGGCAACGCGCTCAAACTGCCTTACTTGTATTATCTGAGCAGATAGATACAATTGAACGGCTTACTTCACAGTATCACAACGCGACAGATGCCGCAAAGGAAATGGCACAAGTTCAAACGGATAATGTTGCCGGTGAATTAGACCGTTTAAAAAGTGCATGGGAAGAACAAACCTTGAAAATCAGTGGGACAACTGGAGCGATGCAAGGTTTTTTAAAGGTTGTCACTTCGATAACTAAAAAAATTAGTGGTTTTGCAGATGGTGTTATTGCTTCACACCCTGCGTTGTTTACGTTATTAACTATATTCAAAGCTATTTCTCATGAAGCTGATAAAGTAGGAAAAAATGTTGGTGATGATTTTTTTAAGAAAACAAAAGAGGAATTAATCGAAAGTAAGACAGCTTTAGAAAATCTATTAACTGAAATGGATTCTGGTAGTAGATTTTATGAAATTCTAGATAATAAATTACGTAAAGTAAATTTAACATTAGAAAAACTAAACGCATCGACTAATGATGGGAATGATGCAAAAAAAGCAGAAATATCTATAATAGGACAATTAAAAGCAGACCTAAAAGAATTAACAGACCAAAGAAATTTAGAAGTATCACCGGATATACTAAATAGGTATAACAAGTTAATTGAATTAAAAGAGGATGAATTAAAACAGGCGCAAAAATATAAAAGGGAACTAAAAGAAATTAAAGCGATCACTGATAAATTAGTTTCTACTCAAAGCGATGCAATAAAACAAATACCACAACGACACGATACTGATGACATTTCAACAAAGACATTTCACCCGGAAGTTATTGACAGAATAGGTGAATTGACTGAGTTTTACATGATGTCTATTGGAGAGCTTGCAGACTTATCCACAGAAGAAATAGTTAAGCTAATTTCAAAGATGGATTTAATGAATCAAATGTCTGAAACTTTTCAAACAACACTTACAACGGCAGGGATTGCAATAGGCGAAGCGATGGGGCAAATGTTCACAGGTGACGGCGGCGCGAGTAGCTTTTTTGAATCAATATTAAAAGTAATTGCTGAATTTGTAAAACAATTTGGTGCGGTGCTGGTATCAATGGGCGCGGCATTATTACTTAGCCCATTAACAGCGGGGCAGGGTTATGGATTAATAGCGGGCGGTACTGGATTAGTAGCACTTGGCGAAGGATTGAAAGGAATTGAACTTGCAAAAGGGGGCTTAGTATATGGCCCTACTCAGGCATTGATTGGTGAATATGCCGGAGCAAGAAGCAACC